CTTCGTTGACCATGGCTTTGTCAGCCAGGCGGCGGGGGCAGCTGCGGGCCGCACCACCGCTAGTGCGCATCGAGCGATCTACGGGGCGTTGCAGATGGCACGCTACGACGTGGATGCGGGAGCTGATGTTGCGGCGACGGCGAGTGTGGCGCTGTCGCTTGCGCGTGAACAGTCGGCGCCCGTCTTGAACGAACGCTTCCGTGAGCATCATGATTCAGCGGTAGCGAGGCCAGGCACACGCGAGGGAGTGGAAGCCGCCCGTTGGGCGCGTCTTGAGGACAGAGCCGCCGCGAGGGCAGCGCGGGGCGATTTTGAGACCTCGGACGTGCGGTTCGCAATGGCGCGGCGCTTGCCGTGTGTGCCAGGGCCTCAGTCACCAGAGGCGGAGCGGGAGAGGGAAGCCTACGCATTGGCTCGCGAGCACCGTGGTCTGTGCTACGCGGAGTTCAGGTATCATCCTGGCTCATACCTCGCCGTTCTCGCTTCGGTCTTGATCATTGGAGGGGCAATTGTGTACGCTCTGGAAACGGGGCGGGCGTGGCTAGAGGTGCTGACCTACGCCGCCATCGTGTTTGCGGCGGTGTTGGTCCTTTTGTCACTAGTCGTGTGTGCGACCACCATATCGCACATTAGACTAGATGCCACATATCACGTTGATTTAACGGCTTATGCCGCGGGGGAGTCGTTCTGCCCACAGGCTGGCTACCCCGAACCTGGTAGGTTTGTCCGTTTGCCGGGCTACTACCACGTGTATCCGCCGCCAGCGCAAAGAGAGGGCGTGGCGGTTCGAGACACGAATCAGCGTGGACGCATTGTCCCTTCGGGAGAAAGCGGCGGAGTCTGGACTCTCTTCGCCGTTGCGGGTCAGACGTACGTCTTTCACCAGCAGACGGACGAGAATTTGCTTCAAGCCCTACAGCATCGCGTTTTGGCGGCGCCCAGGTATGAGCCTGACGCTGACTACGTTGAAGGTGTTAGCCAGAGATTGGCGCACTACATGCCGGACAGCTTGGTCGTTATCTACTCGGAGGAGGAGTGGATGCGGCATTTGACGCCGGCACGTCGCATGCAGATGTTGGAGCAATTTGATCTACCCGACGCACGGGCTTCACGAGAGCTCGATGCGTCAGGCGTCCGTGTACGTGCGTTTGTCAAGATGGAGCCGTCCAACCCGGAGAAACCACCGCGTTCGATCATGTATCCTAACGCGGGGCGCCGGGTGCAGCACCCGGATGGTATTCCAGTTGGCGAAGGCCCGCTCTCCTATTCAGCGAACTGCGAGCTCTTGCATTTGTTCTCGCACGGTATCGTACTGGGGCCATATTTGCACAGTATGCAATACGCGGGAAACATCATCACTGCAGGAGCAGAGTTGCGCTCGATTGTGGAGATGTCCTTTTGTGCCGAGATCGATGTGAAAAGACTCGACATGAGTGTCACTTTTGGACATCTGCCAGCTTTGCTGAATGTCTACCACAAACTGTTGGGCAACTTGGAGTATGCACGGTTTCTTGTGCAGCGAGTTGAGGAGTACATGCACGCACGCGTTCAGGTGGGTTCGAAGATGGTGCAGCTCAACGGCTCGTTGCTGTCGGGGACGGATATGACGTCGCTGACTGGCAACTCCATGTCCATTTTGCTGGAAATGGCGATCACTAATGAGATTGAAGGACGGGTGCTTCATGATCATGGTGAGCGTGCGGTCAACAGGTTGAGGATCCGTAGCATTCATTCCGGTGATGATATTACGATTGGGATCGACTCGCCTTTGGACGAGGAGAATATCATGCGTCGCATACAACGCGTTGGCGAACGTATGGGGCTCGAGTTGAAAGTAGCTCGCGCCTCGGTTGAGCCGAGCGCGGTGACGTTTTGCACCGGATTTGCATTGCCAGTCGAGTACTCGCACACGGAGCGCGGGCCCCGCTTCAAAGGACACGCGCTTGTCGGTGGTCTTGGGAAGTGTTTCACCAAGTATGGGCTGCAAGCAACAGCTCACCGCGTTCCCGCAGTCGCCAAAGCGTATCACGATTGTTTCCACAAACGCTATGGTGACCTCCCTTTGTATTCCGACTGGATTGGCGTCTTGGCACGCCAATTCTCGCGGTTTACGCGGGCTGCGGACATCGAGGCTACGTGGCGCGAGACGCAGGAAAACGCTGAAGTTTGGCTGTGGCAAACGCCCGCGACGCGAGCAGCTATCGCGGCGCGCTACGGCTTTTCTGATCAAGATTTTGACGACCTTAGCGAACTCATCAGGGGGACAAAGACCCTCCCGTGCGTGCTACCACTCACGCGCCAGATTGAGTCGCTGATGCACGTGGATTCCGTCCCCGGTTTTGCGGTCCGCGTGTAAACCAGACCAGGGCAACAGGCCAATTTTGGCCCGGGCTTGGCAACCCCGCCCATGTGAGCAACTGCCCAGCGCAGAGGCTAGAGCTTCAAAACAGAAACGATGGCGAAGAAGAAGATTCGTGTGGCCGCTAAGCGGCCGAAGACGAAACTTGCGAGGAGGGTGAAGAGGATAGAGCAGGAGGTACAGTCACACATTGACCACCTGCTCGACGAGTCAGTGCAGTTCATTGACTGGAACACCGCGCCTTTCAGCGCGTGGAAGCGTCGAGGGCCGGAGATGGTGAAGATCCCGGACTTCGACTCGGGCGAGTCAGTTGGCGTGCCAATGATGTGCGAAGGCATATCGGAGGTGCCAACGGGCAAGACCGTTGCTTTTGTGTTCCAGCGCATCATGTCCGATACGGACACGTCGACGCTGGTATTGTATGCCACCAACACTACGTCGACGCTTGGCGTGACGCCGCCGGATTACTACGAGGTACCCTGTCCGTCCTACGAAGCGGTGAGGGACGGCGGGGCCGCGCGGTACCGGCGCGTTTTCAGTGCACTGCGGGTCGTCATCGGCGGCGCGCCGGAGGTCTGTACCGGCATCTTCGAGGCGGGCGAGTTTACTTACCCATTCGGAGATGCAGTCGCGCAGTCGTATGTGACCATTGACGGTGGAGGGGGCGCGGCAGCAAGGCGAGCGCCGCGCACTTCGGAGGTCGGCGTGGGAGGTCCCTATACGCCGGCCTACGTTTTGTCCAAGAAAGCGTGGACGCAGCACCCGGG